TTTCTTTGCATCTGTTTTTGTTCTTGAAGTCTTTGCATTGCTTGATTAATGTTATTAAACATAGCATTAGCACTCTGACTTCCTTGATTTGCTGGATTAAATATTGCCATTATCCTGGCCCCTGTGGTTGATTAGCTCCAGTCAAATGTGAAAGATACTTTCCTACTCCACCATGGCCAATTATTCCTGCACCAGCACCTAGTAGTCCTTGCATAAACTGACCTCTTCCTTGAGCTTGATTTTGTAATATATTAGCATTACTAACATTTAAATCGCTTTGCATTTCACCTGCTCCTCTAAGTATGTTACTAGCTTGACCAAGGTATCCAGCTCCTAATTGAGAATTCTTTAAGAAAGCATTCTGACCTTGTTGATTAGCACCCATTAGATTTGAATAAGCTTGATTACGAGTAGCTTGGTTTAATAAACCAGAACCACCCATACCTTGTTGAGCCGCCATTCTTTGGGCATTCATAGCTCCAGTTGCAGTTGCATCCTGAGCCGCACTTGTAAATTGATTTCTTATTGCTTGGTTTTGACCACTATTGTAGTCCATTGCTTGAGTAGCGTAATCACCAAGTTGATTACCATACTGTTGCTGACCCCCTATAAACTGATCCATGTTCTTACCAACAACGCCCTGAAGCCCACTGGCATTACCCATTAAACCATCTACCATACTACTAAACCAACTCATATTACCCTCTTAAAGTAAAATTAGATGCTTCAGACCTAATCCAACCATCTTTGTGTTTAAATTCGACATAATATTTTGAATCTTCCTTTATTAGCCTGTAACTATTTTTCTGTAAATGTGCATTTTTATCTGAAGACTTAGAGCTACCCCCGCTTTTTAAAGATTGCTCAATTATTTCAAGCCTTGATATAATATCTTCGAATTCCATCTTAACAACTGGATCACTTGCTCTACTCATACTTTTATACTCTTTGCTTTTAAAGGTCTTAAATGTATACCTAGTGCTTCTAATTCCCTAGTTCCATTAGAATCTATAACTTGTATTTGAAGCCATTTAGATTTACTGTGACTAGTA